CCCCAGGATTGTGCGTGTCAAGCTACATTAAAAGATGAGGCTAATAATAAACGTGGACTTTCTTTTCTTGAACGTGCGGAATTATGGCTTAAGCTTCGCCCGTTTTATATACTATCATTGGTTCAATACTTAATGGCTGCAATGTGCTTAAAATTTCGTCAAGTTGTGGAGCGTGGTAGAGTTATTAAAATTGGGATGAATTTTTGGTTTGGTGGAGCTTTATCACTTGCTATGAGTGTGGGTTTTGATGATCCTAATATAATATTTGAAGATGGTGATTTTAAGCATTTAGATTCTACGATTCATATGATATTGTTGATGTTGTATGTTACTCAAGCTTCTGTTTATTTTAATTGGAAGGGTATGACAGCGACTAATTGTATGTTATTGAGAGCTTTTTTTCGAATTTGTGCTGAAAGATTATCTATAAAGGTGACCCATATGTTCTCTACGATTTGGAGAGTTGTGTATGGTGGTATGCCTTCTGGAGCTTATGAGACTTCTCATGGTGACTCTTGGATAGTTGCGTTTCTTTATTTTTTGTATGTCCGTCAGGTTATGGACAAGCATCCTGAAAGAGTTGCGCAAATGAAAGAATTGTATCGTCTTTTTCGATGTGGTATAATTGTTTACGGGGATGATCATGTCTTATTTACTCATAAAGATATTCATGATATTGTTAATGAAGCAGGTTTTGCAAGATTTGTTTCTGAATTTTGGGGAATGAAAATAAGAGATATTCATCGTGCTAATTTTTTGACTGTTCCTGATCCTTGGTCTGGGGAAATTAGGGAGGCTGGGATAGTTTTTTTGAAGCGATACTTTGTTAATAGATCAACAGTTTTTACTAAAGATGAAATAGCGAAGTATAAGATTTCGTTGGTATTACCATATAGGCCTTTGGGTGCGTTAATAATGAAGTTGGCGTATGGTAAAGCTGATAAGAAGTCAGTAGTGGAGTACATTGTATCATCAATTGGAATGGCTTATGATACTCAGGGTACGAATAAAGTTGCTTACGATTTTTGTAAGCATATATATAGAACCCTATCTGTTCATGTTGAAGGAAAAATTCAAGATGTATTGAAAGAATTCATGGAGACTGTAGCTCGTGAGGGACGTGATTCTTATGTGACACGTCTCATGCGGACTGCACATATTAGTGAAAATGATATTGTTCGTGGTTTTCCGAAGTGGTCGGAACTCATGGCTCGTCATCAATACAGTACTGAGACATCAAAGATAGGAGGTTATCAACCTGAGATCGAGAAGTTGTACTTCTAAAAAGAAATTTCTTCTCCGTTTGGAGTTTTTTAAAAATTTGCGTAGCAAAAAAAAAAAAAAAAAAAAAAACCGAAGA